TCATGCACATTTCAGGTGTAACCCAAGCAACCGGTAGGCTTGGCAAATCGGCGATAAATTTTATTTCGCCTGAGTCTTCTTCAATCGGCCTAGCGAAAGCACTACCTAAGACATAACGAAGAACGTCCCACCCATTTTGAGGCTCAGTCAATACCGCATTAAATGTATAACGAGGGCACTTTTCCTGTCCCGTAATAGGGTTGGTTAAGTTCTTTTCATTAGTCTGAAAGTCATAACCGTCCGCGTACTTAGCCATACGATAAACGGTATAACGATTAATCTTCACACGGGGGTTTGCTTTTACTATGCCCCAAACAGGATTGGTAACCAGCTCATAAGCAATCCAAAATGGGTTGTCGGTGGTAGCCTTTTGAGCTTTAAACTGCCCGTCCCATGCCGAACTCTCTTCATAAGTCTTGGCTTTAGGATCGTAATTGGAAGGTATTGAACACTTTATCCCGTCATAATTGGCACTAACATTTGGGATATTTGTGAGCTGCTGGCCAAGAACCCCAACCACATGCATCATCGCAAGCCCAGGGTGATACTCTAAATCCGAGTCACTATATTCCACACCATTCTCAGTGTAGGCGTCACCAGATTTAGTTAACAGCTCATAGCTAGTCCAAGATATCGCCGCTACTTCTTCCTCATTAGAGTCTTCAGTCAAACGGGTAACTCTAATCTCAAACTGGTCATTAGGTTTAGTTCTGGGGAGGCGTATATTATGAACTTTATAAAAGGACTGACCGTGGTTTTACCCGAAATAACCATAGAGCTAGAAACCCAATTATCATCCAGTAGGTTTTTATACTCGATTCGAAAGTTAGCTCGGTGGGTTTTTGAACCATCATCAGTGTAGCGAACTAACTGAGATACCGTAAAACGTAACTCAATCTCATCGAACCCCGACACTGTTGTAACCGTAGTTCGTGTCACCGGCGCGAGATACGCTAAGTTCGCAGAAACTTGCTGAATAATATTTTGTCCCCCTAAAGCAAACCATATAGGGGTTTGGCCTTCTTCAGGGTCGTCTTTTGCTGAAATCAAAGTACCTTGCTCGAAACGCAGCATTAAGCTGGCGTTATCAAAGTTAGTTTGATTTAGGCTGTTGAATACCGGTGTATCGTCAATGAAGATATTGCGAAGCTTTTCTTCTGGGGTATCACCCACGACGCCGCCTATCGGTCCCTCGGATACTCCAAGGACGAATTCAAATGCGTCGGTAGAAAATAGGTTGTCCGCGTCATTAGAGGGTTTACTACCCCCTCCGCGGCCTTTGAACGTGTTATGCGCCACTTAAGCCCCAATATCGTCAATTTATCCAGATTTTAAAGTGTTCGTTGGTTTCTTATACCATCAATCTCGCGACCCCCTCTCGGGGTCCAAGTAGTTTGGCCTACTTCCTGAGACTCACTATTGAAGTATAGAGTAGACCAAGAATCTCGTCGGTTGTCACTAACTTCATCCCAAACAACGTTAGTAAAATTTCTAATATCTGCAGAAGACCTACCAACACTTTCAATATTAAACTGGAACAAGTGGCCACCGAACCTATGGCGCCCAAAAATCATCGCCACGGGGGTACCTGAACGTATGGTGTTAGGGTAAGACGTTGCGGTATTGCTGGTTTCTTCAGAAGTATTGTTCTCGGGTGTGGGCATGAGCTCCTGTGCTAGTCCCCCTACGATTAAGGCAAAACCAATATTAGCTAATAAAACATTAACACTTACCATACCCGCAGAGCCTAAAGCGGTGAAACCCACAGCAATTGGTGGGGCTATAATAGCTATCGATATTAAGATAATACCGACTACTATTTTTACCCACCCATTACTACCCCCACTACCTTGAAAACCTTTTAGTGTTTTAAGTGTTTGCTTGCGTCTGAGGGTCATTACCCCTTCATTAACGGGCTCATCTAAGTCTAGCGTAGAGTTAATTCCCTCTATCTCACAAACATAGCGAACCTTAGCCTTACGCGGATTAAAAGGCTCTTGCAGTTTTAATGCTTCAAGGGCTTCCCTATAATTGGCCGCAACGGTCTTAATAACCTTAGGAATAGTGTTCCCAAACCCCACGAGATTAATTGTCACCATGAGGGACTACCTCCTCTAAAATTACACATTCAGACTTCACCGAGAATTTAACCGCTTTGTACTTCGACACTATCCAATGGTCCCATTCTGGAAGAGCTAAAAAGGTGTAGTAGTCTGATAAGCTAAGATTTGAAAAATCATCGGTATGTGAATGCCACGAGGCCACGGTGTCCTCGTAGTACTTTTCAAAATCTGACTCTGAGACTTCAAACTCATTCTTGGGGTCTTCAGCTATGTTATCGACTTCAACAATTTCACCGGACTTTAGAATAAAGCCGCAGCGCTCGGCTTTCTCATTCCATAAATTACTCAACTTTTTCACTTTTAGCACTCCGTAATTTGGCACGCAGGTGAATAGGTAAACCTTTATGCAGATTGTGAAGGGCTACAGCATCCGTGGTTTTTTGAATCTCTGGGTGTCGAACTACACGAACCACACGGAAACGCCATTTATCGTCATAGTCAACGATTTCACTTACGCGGCCTTGCAAATAATGAAGGATCTTTTGTCTTCCCACGTAGATAGCTACGTGATTTACTACTTCACTTCCGACAATTCGCATCATTAATACATCACCGAACCTCACTTTGTGCGGACAATTATTCGTGTCCTCAAAGCCCTCTCTTTCAAACAGCCTAGAAAAGAAATCTAAATTCGGGTCCTGAATCCAGTTATTCGGCCTCGCGTAATTCGTCAATTCCATCTGGTAACGAGTCTTATAAAAATCTCTAATTAGGGTGTAACAGTCTTGAATACCCTGTTCGTAGATATGGCCGCAAAAGGTGTTTAATTCTTTGATCATATTATTACCGTACTAAATTCGGGCTGGATATATCTGCGTGGGGGAAACTTAGTTTTATTACCGTCAGAAAGCCTTCTTAACTGAAGGGTGAGAATAGACGAGCTAATATTACTAGGGTGAGAAACATAAAAAACGTGGCGAGACGTTAGAGAGCCACCTTTTTCGTGCGGAAGTGCTTTGTATCGTGTCACCACCGAATCTTCTAACAAGCCTTGGTTTAGATAATAACTGTATAGCCCCCCCTCGTTAGGGAGTGATAGGCTAGGACGGTTCTTCTCTCCGGTGGATTTATTGGCTATCCCAGAGACTTTAAAAGGTGAATGTACCCATGTTGAACCATTCCAGTCACGGGTTTCTCTATCCGTAAGACGAATAATAACCGGCTGGCCATCGGTGTCTTCGATAATGATTTCTAAATAGGTGGTTAAGTCTTCAGGGGTCAGCGAATGCCGTTGAGACTGAATTTCTTGTGAAAGTTCTTTCATCGTCAATTTCCCTCAATTTTCGCCTAGTATACCGAAAAGAGGAATAGATTGAATATTTTTCAAGCACCCAAAAACAGAACACCCCAGCAAGGCTGAGGCGTTGATTTGGAAATTGACGATAATTAGGAGCCACATGGACTACTAACCGAGGTCAATACTACGGACTCACAATTTTATTGTCAATAATATTGTTTAAATTAATTAATAAATATTTTATCAATTAAAGTCCTACCTCACGCAACGTAATAGTAAAAGGTTCAATAGCGCCATCCCCCCCTGTAATACCTTCCGGTAGCTCAAGGGGTTGGTCAAACCTTACCACGACATTCCCGAATTTGTGGTGTTGAAAAATAAACTCTTTCCAAGTTTCGTGACGTTGGTAAAACTCATCCAAATGATCAGCACTATACCGACGTTCCTTTGGACCTAGAAGTTGGGGATTTTCAAAATATTTCATTACTGAATATTTCAATGTGAATATCCTGCTAACAGGGGCCGTAGGCTTAGTTACATAGTCCCATTGATTACCTAAGGTCAACTTAGTTGAGCGGTCCCTATAACGATGAGAGACCTTATGGTAAATAAAATTAAACTGTTCCAATGACATTATTTAGTCCTCATTGCTACCTGTGCTACCAGTGAAGCAAGTTCACCGTCTCTAGCTATATCATCACCAATAATAGCTTTCACATCGTTTGGTCCCATAGGTGGTAATTGCTTCTCACTTACCACGTAAACATTAACAACGCCGCCGCCTTCACTATTTGATGCAGACATAGCCTGGGTAGCATTGCTATTCATCATTTCTTTATCTTTGACGCTATTAGGGTCTGCAGAGTTGAGTGCTTTGACCGTCTCTAGGCCTAAAGCATCTACTGCCGCTTTGCGAAGAACAAACTCACCACGACTCACTTTGGCATAGGTTGAATCTCGAGTAGACATTCCACTGGTAATTAATCCCCCAGTCTTATAACTACCGGCTATTACTGGACCCCCAGTAAACATCCCGCCACCAAAGAAACCACCCATTCCGCCGCCCAGACCTCCACCCATCAGGCCGAGACCGGAGAAGAGTGACATTATTAACTGGTTAGCTAAAGCGCGGGTCGCGATATTGGCCATTTCGGTAAGTATGCTTACCCCTAATGACCTGAATGCATCTTCTGAGTCACTGGCCCCTGTAATGATATCCGCGAACGTTGCTCCAAAAGCATCACCTAAACCTTTAGCAGCTTCCGTCGCTTCCATCGTCATTTGGGTCAAGACGTCAAAGTTTTCGTAACTACTATTAACTTCATCAACAATATAGGAACCCGCGTTAGCGAACTGAGAAGCTACACCTTTGCCTCCTCGACCTCCGTAGGTTTCATCAACCCCTTGCTCCCCCAGAGGAGAATACTGCGTACCATAAATCGCGGCTTGAGTTTGGCGAAATTGGTCACTCTCATAAATACTCTGATTTATCTTGCGAACCGTGTCCCCCATCTGGTCTCTAAATTCCCGTAGGCCACGATCCGCTTCTTTAGAAGCTTGTGAAAGGTCCTCAAGATTAGAGTCAAGACTAATATTTTGCCCTTCAAGTCCTTCAATAGACTTTCTTGTTTTCGCTTTAGAGCGGCCATCCGTTAGCGCGGGGTTATCAACAATGGTTTCTTGAAGATAATTAGCAAAATCCATTAAGGCTTCTTTCGCTTGTCGAACGGCTTGTTCTTCTAAAGCGATCGCCTCTTTTTCTAGTTGTACTGCTTGGCTCTCAATATCGTTAGCAATACCCGCGGCACGCTCTCGGGTTTCGTCGGTGTAGCCTTCATTGTTTGAGATATCAATATAGCGCTGGGCTTCATAGCGGGTGTCTTCCGCTTGGGTTCTTAGTTTTTCAGCTTCTTGCCGTGCTTTGGCCAAAGCATTGTTTATCTCACCTTGTTCCGTACCAATAACATCAGTTAAGAGACGCGATAACTCATCATCATCACCAAGCAATTTAAAATCACGAACGTCTAGGTCTTGTTGTTCACCAATAGAACGTTCGAGACGACTTCTTGCAAAGGTCTTTGCTTGTATCGTATCGAATTCTTGGTTACCTAAGGTAACCCGAGCATTTAGCTCTCTGTCTCGCTGAGCAACAGAGACAGGAGAGTTACCATCAATGGCCGCAAAGAGAGTGTCTTGCTCATTGGCCACACGCTCTCGCTCAAGGTTTAGTTCTTGGAGCTTAGTTTTTATTTCATCTGAAGTTTCTCGGTCCGTAACTTGGCGAAGTTGATCACGAAGTACATCCAGCTCTTTATCTAACTCCGCCAGTCGTGCGGGGTAATATAAATTAGCATCCGGCCTAGCATCCTTCGCAGCCGATTGTAGTGAGCGCTCAAGCTTACCTCTCGCTTCCCCTGCGGCTTGGTAATAGCCTTGTTCCTGAAGCACAAGTCTAGGGTTAGAAACCCCTTCCGCTTCCAATTCCGCAATAGCCTCTTTCTCATCTTCTAGCAAGGCTTTTATCTGATCACGAACCAGTGTGTTTATGTCCTTGAATGTGCCTAAGTAGTCACTGGTCTCGTAGTCTTTGTTTTTCTCTGTTAACGCATTAATTTCCTCGCTGGTCTCAGCGATATCATTTAACAGTTCGCGACGATTCTTAATTACCACTTGGGCAATTTTTCGCTCTTCCTCTTTGATACTCGGGTCTAACGAATCGTATTGTTTCTGGTTGTTCTCCACTTCCAGCAACGTGTTCGCTCGATTAAGCATTTCTTGAGCAAGGTTGTTTATATATTCTTCGGCTTTATCCCGTGCATCACCGGATAGGCCAAATTGCTGCATTAGGGAATCTAGTTCTTGCGGAGATTGATTTAGGATATTAAATAACTGGCTTTGCAATGCTTGTGTTTGCGTGCGTGCCTCTTGTGCACGGCCATAAGCACCGTCCTCTTGAGGGTTAATGTTGCGAATAAGCTCGTTGATACCCGCAAGATCATCCCCAAAATTCGGCAGCGCTGTATCTATCAGACTTCTATAAACATTTCCTCGACTTGCAAAACGGCCACGTTGGGTCGCGGTTTTACCGCTACCAACGCTAACATCCGTTCCCTTCTCTTCGGCTAGAAGTCTGCGTTCAGATGAATCGAAAAAGCCGATTGAAAACAACTCATTTAATTTAGCTTCCGAGTTGTCAACAAAGTTATTCCGGTTTTGGTTCTGAAGGTACCCCACTCCATCCCGAGTAGCGTCTTCAAACTCCTTCATCTTGGTAATAAGCTTGTCGTAGCTGTCTATCGAATCATCAATGTACAACCCTTGCTGGCGAAACTCATCGTTAAGACGACGTATCTCGCGCTGAAGAGACTCATTATTCGTAAGGTCATTTTGCTTTAAGATAAGCGTATCAATAGCTGACCCAACTTTTTTAAGCTGGTCTTCATAAACCTTAGTTTCAGAGGTACCACGGTTTAAGGCCGCTTGCGTGCTATCAACACGATCATTAGCTCGGGCTCGGCCATCTAGATACTGATATCCATAAACCCCCGCGGTACCTACGGCAGTAGCAAGACCAACCCCAGGTATTGCACGGGCGGCGAACCCTGCCGCGGTACCTAATCCCCTACCCGTGGCAACCTTAGCAAGCCTAGAGATTGTGCTACCTTTACCTTTTCCTCCGGTCAGCATATCCACGCCGCCAAGTAACCCCGCGCCCAAACGAAGAACGCTTCTTGTGGCCAGCACGCCCCCTAGTATTGAGGCTGGTACTGCTAAAGCGCTTAAAATTGGCCCTAGGTCTCTTACCACTGAAAGAAAGTCAGCGGTCTTTTCAGTAAGCTTGGTAATGGTGTCTAGTAGTGGCTCCATTGACTCATAGACAATCGATTTACTGATAGAGCCCAAACGGTCTAACTGGTTAGCTAAGGCTTCCATCTGCGTGTCGTTCGCACGGGCCGCAGACCCACCAATACGCATTTGTTCGCTTAGGTCTTCCGCTACGCTAATGTTATTTGCAAAAGCCCCGTATGCTGATGCTGCACGCACTTCCATACTTTCCATAGCATCACGGACAGTAAAACCACTCTCGGCCAGCGTTTTCATTACCGGTATCAAACCGTGAGTCGTAATATCTAGGTCAGACATTGAGAGCCCGAGGTTGTGTACAATCTCGGTAAAAGACTCTGACGGTTTCTGCAGAGATATAATAATTTGTCGAAGGCCGGTACCAAGGGTCGAACCCGCTCGGATACCCGAGTTAGCCATTGCGCCAAGTGCCGAGACCGTTTCTTCAAACGTCACATTAGACTGGGCCGCTAAGTTACCCGAGTACTGAAGACCTAAGGCAAGTTTATCAAGGTTCAATTTGGAGCTGTTCACAGCCGTAGTCATTTTGTCTACGATGTTGATCATCTGCGAACTGTCTTTATTAAATACCCCTAATGTTGATGTGGCTAGGTCAACGGCACTTTTTAAGTCCGAACCTACCGCGGTAGCAAAGAGCGTAACGCCCTCTATCGCATTCTGGATATCATTTTGACCTAAGCCAGCCTGACCAAGAGTTATGGCCGCATCTGCGACGTCCGTGGCTGTAAACTTAGTTTTCTCAGAAACATCAATAAGGTTTTTAGACAGCTCTTCCATTTCTTCATTGGTGAGGTTCACAATGGATTGGAGTTGTTTGAACTGTCTATCTAGCTCAGTTGAAAACGTGGCGGACGTTGCAAGGCCACCAACACCGGCGCCCATCACAGCGTAGTTACGAAGTAACTGCCCTTGGTTTCTAAATAGCTGGGCTCCGCCATCTAAGCGCTGATTGGTTTGCGATTGTCTAATCTGTTCAATACGACGAGCGACACGCTGTTGCTCGGTTACTTGTGTCGAAGGCCGCTGGGCTTTTTGTGCGGCTTTTTCAGCACGCTTGGCCTCGGCCGCAGCATCAGCGAATTCTTTTAATCGTGCTTTGGCAAGCTTGGTTGATTCTTCAAGTTCTCTTAGCGCTTTACCCGCGTTATTCTCTAGCGTTTTATTTCTCGTCTCCGGCGCGAGACTGGACTTCAGCGCTTTACGGGCGGCATTCTCGTAAACCTTATTCCGAGCAATAGCGTCCTCTAGTTGAGTTCGGTTCAACGTAGAGATTTGAGACGCTTTAACCTTCTGCCCTTTAGCTACGGTAGGGTTTAATCGAAACTCATCATCATTGTAGGATTTAAGCGTTCGTCTTACAGTTCGAGCTTGCGTGTCTTGCGCTACTTCTGCTTTTTTAGAAGCCTCGGTAAATTTCTTTAGTCTTTCTTCCGCAGCGACTAAGCCGGACTCAAGCTTCTTAAGCGCATTTTGAGCTTTCTTCTCAAGGCTGGTATCACCTAACCGAATCGCATCGTTAAGCGCACTTTGTGCTCCACTACGTAAAAGCTTTTGCCTTTGAATCCCTGTGCGCAATTCACTTTCATTTAACGTGTTTACTCGAGACTTATAGAGCTGGCTTCCTTTTGGAACAGTAGGGTTCTTACGAAATTGAAGGTCGTAATAGTCAGCAAGATCCTTTGCTTGTTTCTTGGCTTGCGCTTGGGCCTGTTTAGTGAATCGGCCTGTAATTTCCCCAAAGGCTTGATTCAGCCCTTTCACTAATTGCTGTTGCTGTTGAGGGTTGAGTCCCTTCCCAAGGGTTAAGGCAATTTGATCTAGTAACGCACGCGCATTCTTTTGGTTCTCACTTAAGATTTTGCGCTGGGTGTTAACTTCATTCTTAGCGTTCTGGGCGAGTTCAGAGCGCCCCTGTGGGGTGTCCTTAATGGCCTTAATGTTGGCTTGAAGTTGTTGACTCGCGGCTTGTGTGACCCGCTCTAGCTTTTCAAACTCGCGAGTTAGTTCCTCGATTACCTTTTTGGATTTAGGATCGACGGTAAAATTAAGTAAGGTATTTCTAATTGTATTGGATGCATTGCTGCCGGCCATCGTCAATTTCCCCTAATTGTTACCCAAAAACGGCTCTTGCTCGGGCCTCAGCTTCTATTTCATCTTTTGGTACCGTGCTCGTAGTTTTACGTCTGGGCTTGCCTGAACCACTTTCTTTTTTACCGAAGATAGTCCCTGCGGCATTCAATAACGTCACATACTCTTGGGTCATTGTGACAGTCTTTAATCCAAGTGTTAGCTTGGTTTTAACTTTGATATCTTGGTTGCTATGCGACCAAAATATCTTCTGTAGCTGGCTGGGTACCGTTTCGAAAACAAAACACAACTGCTCTTCAAACGACAGTTTTAGGTACCAAGAATTGAAGACTTCTAAGTGGTCTGCTTCTTCTTCATTCGCTGCTTGGCTCTTTGTAGAGCCTTCATAAAAAAAGTCTCAACGTGCTCCGATACCCATTCCAGCAAGTCCAGTATTTGGTCTTGGTCTGCCTTCATTGTATTAATATCGAAATTCTGGGTTATTCGGCCCGTCTCATTTCTTTCAGATAGGAGTTCAGTAATTACACTCGCTCGAACGTCGGAATTTAAGAGGATTTGTTCGAGTTCTTCCGCATTTCTAAAGTACCCTGTGATGGTATTGAGTAGCGCAAAACTCATGAAAACTTCTTTATCTTCGCCGTTAACGCTGATGTTAAAGGTTACAGAAGGGTTATCACTCATCGTCAATTTCCTTAAAAAAGGCCTCCGAAGAGGCCTTCTAAACAGTTTTTAAACCCAGGGTTTTACGACAATGCGCTTTGTACTGAGTCATGAACCAACTTACCAGAGGTACCTTTGAAAGGTGCATAGTAAGTATCGGAAGGTGTAACTTTAAGTGGCGTAAACTCAAATGGTGTATTACCGAAGTTGTCGGTACCAAATGCCATAGTAAGACCTGAAGAAACACGCATCTTAGGAATAAGAAGTGTGATCCACTTACCGTTAGCTAGCTGGCCTTGAACCTTAGCGGCAAAGTCTCGGTCAACATCCGTTGAGCCCACATCAAGTACCGTTACTAGGGATACATATGCGCCAGCCGGAACTTCCCAAGCCATAGTGCTGTCAGGTACTTCTACTTCTATAGTAGCGGTTTCTGCCGTACCCGTTGTAAGCCCTGAAACATTTGTTACGGTACCTAAAACAATATTTTCTGAGATAGGGTCGCGAACACTAACCCAGCTACCTACCTTAATATCCTGTCCTGTACCATCATTGAGTTCTAGGGATACCGCACCTGATGAGAAAGAAGCTGCAGTCTTAACTACGTGAGCATCACCTTCAGGAGATACCAACTCCCCACCGTCTAGACCCAACGCGTAAGCAAGGTTCTTTTCGGTGTATTCGTACATTTCGAATGTGCCTCGAGTATTGGCACCAGTTGTTAGTGTGAAAACAACATCGTTAGTTCGGCCTTGGGTAAGGTCAGAACGTTCCTTGGTTGCTTCTACTGTGAAATTCTTAACTAGGCCCACAGAGTGTTCTTCTGGGTTTAGTTTATAGAGGTCTTCTGGGTTACCAATCATTACAGTGGCAGTACCCAACATAAAATCAGTTGTTTTAGCTTCACCAGCCATCGTCAATCTCCAAATTTTAGGTTATTATTGATACCTTGCTGAAGGAGGATGAAACATGGCAAAACTTACACCAATTTCAATCATCACACCCACGAACATTTTTGTGACCGCAGCCAGAGCACCTATTGAAGGTGAATCGGATGCGGACAAGTTGCGCGTCTTATTAGACCACTTTTTACACAATAACTTAAGTCCAATCGATATGCGTGTTGTTCCTAAGTCGGCATCATCAAAAAGCTTTACCTTAAGACTACCCAAAAAAGTTTTGAATCGTCTTGATCAGTACTGCCAACGAACACTATACACCCGTCAACAAGCTTTTCAAATCGCTGTTTGCGCCAGCTTGAAGGACTTAGGACTTACTCATTTTGTCGATTCATCTAAAGCTGAGGCCTGAAAAATTATCGACTGAATAACCCGAGAATTTTTTCCGTCCTGAACAGGAAGAATTTGGGTCATATTCATACACGTAATATTTCCCCTTCTAGCCCCTGTAGTTTCATCAAAAAGCGTAAAGGCTTTCGTTGGCCTTAAACACTCAAAAATATGATCTACGACTTTTGTTAGTCGCATATTGTTAGTGTCAGATACCGTGCTAATTGTTACTGCCGCAGAAAGCGTGTCTAGCGGAATATCGTCCGTGCCCGACTGTACTGCTAAATCCTCAATACCAATAAAGTCCCCTTCCGGTAACTCATCTTCATTGGAAAAGGCATCGAGGTTGAGGCTCTTAAATTCAGTTCCGACAAGCGCACGTAATAGCTTTGCATTATCACTGCAGAAGCGAAGTAAAGAGGCTTGGATATTTATATACTGGGCCATTTAAAGGACACCTTCTCGTTGTAGGTAAGCGGTTAAAGAATTTTTTCCTGTGCTAGAAAGTAAGGCGCCAAAGTAAGGTAACAAAATAGCGTGCTTGTACTTATGCAAATGACCTATCTTGTTTCGTTCCTTTTGGTCGATTAAGCCTAACGTTTCAAGTATATCGGCCAGTTCATCAAAGTCCGATTTAGCACCTAGAAAGCTGTTGAGTTTGGATAGAAAACTCACGTTGATACCTGCACTGGCCAACCCCTCAACTAAGGCACGTTGTACGGATATCTGGCCTCGTCTTCCTTCAACAGAGACTCTAGAGTTGGGACCTAATCTTGCACCCGTATTGGTTCTAACCGCGCCTTGTCTTAAGTAATGATTTACCGCAGGGATCACGGCATCTTTCCACGCCACATACTCTCGAGTTCTAGGGTTATAAGCTTTACCCGCCCATTTTGAAAACTTGAGCCCGGGCTTTAAAGCGGAGGAACCCGTAGCAACCGGAGACAAAGAAAGCCCCCCCAGTCCCGTATAAAGCTTTGCACCAACATCATTATTGCTGCCTAATCGTCTTAGCAACTGAACTAGAGAAGTCTTACCTTTTTTCTCACTGAGTCCCCTAAACAACATCGGCTCTTGAGTTAAAGGCTTCTTACCTAGGCCTATATTTTTGCGAATTTGCCATCGTGAGGTTATTCGTTTACTTGTTCCCTCATAACCAAAAGCATTCGGCGCGTAGCCAATTACCTCCGCCTCCTTCGACATAGCGCTTATCATTGCAGCAAGAGAAGTAAAGACATTATTCAGAAAAGCAACGGTGGCCGACTCTATCTCACTTCGAACAAAAGCGGTTTCCCCTTCGGTTAAACCTGTAACTAGAGCTTCGAACTGGGCTTGAAAATCAGCGGTAACCGACACGGCCTACACCTCTACGCGGTAAATTCCTGAAACAGGCATAACCTTAGTTACGGTTCGGCCATTTATCTTGGCATCTTTGGGGATTTCAGAACCAAAGTAAAAGACCTCCTGTGAGACCGTAAGACCTTTTACCTCAGCGGGGGTTTCAATTTCCTGTACACAGGAAAGGGTTTCACTTTCAGTACTAAATCCATTGGTCTCCAACCCCGTTACAGGATGGCGGACGCGAATAGAATAGGTGACATTAACCTCAGCGTTAATAGCCAATCCAAGGAAAACGTTATTTAGGCCGTAGGCATGGTGTTCGGCCAGTAGGAAGGCTGTGTATTCATTCTTACGAATAATGTCCCCTGCTTTAACCCTGAAGCGCTTTGGTATATGCACCAAGGACCTAACTGGTACCAGACTTCTAAAACTCTCATTCGGCTGCGTAGTACGTGCAACCAAATTAAGATTCCCCGAAGTATATCGGGTGAAGATATTCATGCGTCCTCACCCGTGAATGGGTCGGTTCGGCTCACAAACTCAAGTAGTGGGGCTTGAGGGAATTCAGCCACGGACTCAAACGTTAATTTGTGAGCCCAGTACTGAGAGGTAATAGAGTCCTGCACGGCTTTTATATCAATATTTGATAGTCGAGACTTCTTAGTGTCGTCAATTTCATTAGACTTTAGAGTTTTCAGTCCTAACGCAGGAAGGTGGCGCACAGCTTCATGTAGCAAAATTAACTTGTTGATACGAGCGTTTGTATCTTCAAGTAGGCCTTGGCCAAGTTCATTTACCAGCTCATTGAACGAGTAAATAAAATCAATCTCACTATCATGGAGTTCTTCTTCGTATAGCCCGATAAGGGTTCTTAGATTCGAAGGTGTGGATGTAAACATAAAATCCATATGAACCCGAACAATATCCGTATAAATACGTTGGCGATTTTCGCTAGTGAACTTAACCGTCAACTTAAAAAAGCTCAAGATATCACTGCTGCTGACTTTCAGGATATCTTGAGGGATGCTGTAATCAGCATCAAAAGGTACATCCACCGAATGTACCTCAACGCCCTCTTGGTCCTTGAGGGAGACACTTACGGTCCCAAAGTCCGGCAAATAGGTGTAGTCACCTATTTGAAACTCGGTCAGCATTAACATTTCGTTATTTGGGACGCTTAACATGGTTGTTCCTTAAGACTTCGCTTTAGTCGTGCGAGTCGTGGTTTTCTTAGGGGCTGGTGCCGGTGCTGGTTCTGGTGAGTCTTCCTTATCACCTTCGCCAGAGTCTTCCTTATCACCTTCGCCAGAATCGTCCTTATCACCTTCACCCGAGTCGTCCTTGCTCTCTTCAATACCTTCAAGACTCAGCTTGAAATTTTCCAGTGCGGTTTCCCAGTCACCATCGTGATCGTCAAAGAACTTTTTGAACTCTTCATCCGTGGCGTTATCTGGCAAGTCGTTATCCAGCACCTTTATTTGCTGCTGTGAAACAAACTGGTCCACTTCCGTGCAATGGCCAATTACCGAAGGGCGGAACGCTTCAATAATTCCGAAACGCGTCATTAGCATAAAATTTTTAGTGGTTTTAGCTAAGATCATTTTCATTAGTTTATTCTCCAAGTAGCCCCCTTAGATAAGGGGGCTATTGTTGGTTAGGCCTCAGTATCGAAGATTACGCGGGTATCACCGTAAACTAGGCGATAGCCTGAGTTCTCAGTTTTCACATAAGTAATCGACTGGTTCTTGATTGCTGTCTCAGACTCAGACAGTACAGAACCGGCTTCGATAAGTTCTTCCAGCGTGTCAGCCTTCGAATAACAAATCAGCTTACCGGCTGGCGCTGAGCTTGAAATGTGGAAGTTAACACCATTTAGGAAGTCCATTGCTAGTGCAACGCGAGGACCACCGTTCTCCTGAAGAATTTCAGAGGTAGACTTACCGTTAGGTTGAGTTGGTAAGAACATTAGGAACAGTTCTAGCCACATATCGTAGTTACCTACGATAGTATCAACCGGTACGCCTTTACGCGCACGTTGCGCCAAGAAGTCCGCTAAGGCAACATAGTTACCTTTAAGGCCTTTAGCCGCATCCCAATCTTTATAATTAGAAGCTGGAACCACTTCTGCAGCTTCGTGAACACCATCACCATTGATCAATAGCGAGGTTGCCATCTTCACTTTGCTGATTTCTTTGTTACGCGCAATACGGGCCGCATATGGAGTCAGGATATCTAGGCTCACACGACGTTCAAATTCGTATGAGGTACGGATACCTGAACCATGCTTGAAGAACTTAACCGACTTCTCAGAGCTTTTGATAGTCTGCATCGGAATGTTTGCAAGTTCCGCGATAGGCGAAGTATTTAGCTGGCCTTGATCGTCAAGAATTGCGGTGGTAATAAGCTCGTGGCCGGTGATAGTTCGGGTCTGTGCCACCATAGGTGCCGTTGATTCGAACATATCTTGGCGCGTATTCCATTGAAGCATATCATCGATAACTTCTGGGAAAAGTGCGCGAGAGCCTGGGCGTGCACTGAAAGTATCCGCTGCAGCTTGAAGGGTAATACCTTGCTCAAAAGCATTTTTAAACGGGAGGTTCAAATCCATAATGGCTGCTTGATAACCTGTCATTAAGTTACCGTTAGCCAAACGGAAATTTTTGCCGTTTGTAGGGTCGTTCGATGCGTTTACATCGACCGCTAGGTTTAGGTAATCACGAACGTTAATACCGTATTGTTTTGCTGCTTGTACCAGCTTTACGCCAGCGCGAATAGATTCGTCGCTGTGCTCACTATTAATACCCGCTAAAACCACGTTAAGTGGGGCGCGTTTAATCTGACTAAGATTTGCTGCTTGCATCGTCAATCTCCAAATTTTTATTTGTGGTGCGAATCTTCCGAATTAACGGAAGATTACAGATACCATATTGTTAGTGGTATCAACGGCGGCAACAACCACGTTGCGACCCGCGTTGGCTCCGGCAGCTTTTACTTTACCGTCACCGTTTGATACTACGTGGCCACCCACTGTCGGAGCTGTACCCGCGTATTCAAACTCGGCACACATATGCCATGACACAGCACCCATTTTTACGCCTTCAACTTCACGGTTTTCATAAGACTCTAGGTAACCTAGAATCTCATCATCTGCAGCACCAAAGCCCACCGTAAAATCTCCGGTTACCGAAACCGGTTTACCAACGTCCGCAAAACCCGTGATTGAGGCATCTAGATAGAATGATGCTGCCGCGGATTCAGTGCGGATACCCTTATGTTGTAAATCGCCAATTTGCATGACTCTTCCCCTTATCGATTAGAAACAAACGCACTGTTATGCGCGGCAGTAAGCACCAGAACGTCGTCAGCTTCCGGTGTATCCGCACCTTTGCCAACACCACCCCTTGGGATTGCTGCCAGTTTAATTTGAGCTTGTTTTAACAGCTCAATTTTCTCGTCAGCGCTGGCGTCTTCAGCCAACGTCAAACCCGCTGCAACCGCAGCCAGTTTTAGTTGTTCATCGAACACGCCGACAATTTTGTTCGCCGTTTCAAGTTGCGCTTGAGCGGCTGAAAGATCAGATTGAAGTTTGGTCTCAGAACCATTTTCAATCTTCGTATTTAGTTCTTCTACTTGTCCTTTCAGCGCGGCAACTTCCGACTGAGAAGCGGTAAGCGCTGCCTCTGCCGTTTCGAGTTTAACTTCTAGCTTGCCGTTAGCTGCGGACAACGTAGAAACTTGGTTTGTTAAAGCTGATAAATCCATAGTTTCACCTGTTGTTTCACTTTGAGTGGGGGAGCAAGTCATATAACTGTACTGTACGGCTTCAGGAGAACTTGAAGCGGCAAGCTGGTTATATGCGTCTTTGCCCAGACGTTGCTTGGCAGAGCCAAGTATCTTCGGTTTATTACTCGCGCCTTTGTTCACGAGTGATAATTCTTTCCAAGCACGGAGGTCGGTTAATCGAAGGTGGGTTCCGTTCTCACCAATTCGATGGCCATTATCACATTCACGAAACCAGAAACTCATTTCGTTGCCTTCGGCCATATAGTCGAAATTACATTCAGAACAGTACGCGTGATTGGGAGCTGCCCCGACAGAAACCTCATCTAGAATAGAAAGGTCAATATCTCGGGCGTAAGGGCCTTCAGCATCGACATAGAAAAGAACGTTTAAGTCCGTGTGTCCTTCATCCGCGCTATAGGTATCTGCGGCAAAAACCTTACCTACAGGTAGCATCTGACCATTATGCATGACCTGAATAGGGACACTTTCTTCTTTGTAGTACGCGGCCATCTGTGACAGAAAGCCTTCTGTCATTTGTGCGCCATGATAGGCTGTGCTTGGTTGATTGATTGGACGAGTAGATGCCGCAACGCTCTCATACGCTGCAATCTGCGAAAAGTCTATTTCATCACCCGCGGCTGCGGTGATAAGCGATTTGATACGCTCAGTGAGGGTTAGCCGTTTAGCCATCGTCAATTTCCATCCAAATTTTCGATTATCTTAGGGCTTTTCAATCGCGTTGCCAAGCCCGATTAAAAATTAACCTTAAGACTGGTTAGCGTTAGACTTCGCACTTTTGTCTGAAGCGCGACTAACAGAACGTCCTTGCGGGTCAGAATTAGGGCTTACTTTTTCTGCTTCTACTTCCATAGCGCCGCCAATAAACCCCGTTCCACTTAGCTCAGCTACCGAGTCCGGTCTAATGCGACGGTACATGGCAATATGGTAATCATCGTCGGTTATCAACCCATCACTTAGGTCGGTTCGCAAGCGGTTTGACTTCAAGTTCAATTGGGCCTCTAGCTCAAGCTCCGAACGCAAATCAATATTAGGGAATCTGACAATAACTCGACTCTCGGAGCCTTGCATACGTAAAGCCATCGTAAGCATGCTGCCTAGGATTTCTCCGATAGGCTCATTCAAACTATCGGCAGCTTTGGCAAACAAGTTCGCTTCAACCGTCGCGGTATTTACACCCGATTCACCCCTACCAAGTACCGTGGCCATCGTCTTTAACCCTGCTTGGTTTTGGGCGTTAAGCGTATCAATCACTTCCTGAATTTTAATACCTGTTGCGGGGTTCTTTTCATTAAGCATTGAAACTTCAGCACTGTCGGTGTGAACCATCGCTTGGTCTGGACGCAGCGAAGCAAACGCGCTTCCAATATCTTGGCGGCGTTGAGAAATATAGGTTCTTAGTTTTTGCGGGTCTACTTTAACGTCAGCCGGAGCATTTTTCACCAAGACTTCTTCAAGTACCTTGATAGCGATTCGCGGGAACCCTGTAACTTGCATGATTCGATACAAGTCATTAATCACCTGTTGCCTTGCTGCCATGGTATTAATTGCACTAACGAAGGGGCTATGGCCGTAAGCTTCAATAGGTGATTTTCGGTACCAAGCTACGAAGAAAGAAGGGATATCCATTTTAATTGGGTCCCCGCCCCCTTGGTCTTGCCACGGCACCATTTTCCCAGGCTCTTTTTCTTGCCTTCGAATACTGGCCATATCGATATTGCGAAGCTCGGTTAATTGAAGTTGATCCCCAAATACCGTTTCACAGCCTATACCACCTCGGGCTAATAACATGTAGCGGAATTCTTCTGATAGTTCTCGCAGAGTCTTAGGTCTTAAATAACCTTTAGAGTAGTCGCGGCGGGTCTCTAAGGCTTCAATAAGTTCATTAACTATCTTGGCGCCATCGCGGTCAATCGCCCCGTCGGGGTCTTTTACAACAATATACGGGATAGAGCTCCCAGCCGTAGTTAGATACGCGCCTAATGCGGCTGACGCATCAGGGTCGGACTTAACAAGCTTCATAATGAGTGTTTGTGAGTTATCCGAAACTCGACTTGAATAGATATCTTCTAGGTGTTCCCGATAATCTGGGAGCGATAGGACTTCTGTGTTGTTCTCTGCGTTATAGGTCGCAGTTTGTGTACTCCCTTTCGGCTTAAACCGATTAGGCACAATTACCTTGAGCTTGCTAAGTAGTGTTCCGGCCATCGTCAATTTCCCAAATTGTTAGTACCGACGAATTATTTTTGTCGGGTTATTGCTGGAAGAATAACCGATTAAGTCGGTTGTGCCAAAGATATCATTATCTTGTTGGCCTAGAAGGATACCTCCGCCGTGGCCAGCGTTAGAGAAATCGGTATTCACATTCACCCAGCCCTCAAGACCATCCTTTATAATTTTATACGAGACCCCTGCGGCGAGATAGGCCATAGCGTGGAAGAAGTGGTCTTTACCCGAAAGCTTAACCCAAACGGCTTGTTCCTCTTCGACTTCTTCTCTGATCATATCCTGAAGATGAGACTCTATTTTGTCTTGGTTGCTGGTGTAACCTTCAATCGACCACGTTAAGTTTCTTATACCTGTGGCCACATGGTCTAACATATCGGTACGGTTTACCTTGATATAGTCCACTTCCCCGAGTGCATTCTTCTCTTCAGCAACTTCCTTACTTTTCGTGTAGTGCACCGGCATAATTCGCCCGAGGCTACCGTTACGGATATCATTACTGGTAGGAGTATAAGGGTACCTATCCAAGCCTCCCCCAACAAAATGATATTGCTCATCTAGCTTATTAACCAGCCCCCGTAATTGGTCTATATGGCAGTAAGTGGCTAAAATAATCCGCATCTTTCTAGGGTCGGTACCACAACCTACAACGATGTAGCACGTTACCCCCATATCGATACCAATAAAGTGTGGTTCACCTTGTCTTGGCTCTGGGATAGCTGGGCTTCCCATGGCTAGTTTTATCTGGCTTAACGAAAGCTTCTGGTCTTCGTTGTTGTAGGGCTCACCTTTAACCGTGTTGTAAAAGCCCTTCAGGTTATCATTCGATTTGTAATCAAATAACTGAGCGAAACAATATTGAGGGTCTAGTCGATGAGTCGAGAACGTGCGGATACGGTACCCGCGGTTGAGCACCCGACTCGGGTATTTAGCCACCCATTCACGGTTTTCATAGTCAGCAAGGTTTAGTGGCTTCCGACATTTTTCACAAACCACGCGTGCGGATTGAATATCGAGCTGGCCAGAGTCGATAAGGTTATCTGAGATATCTTCAAATTTTTCCAAATCATCGGGTAGGCCATCGACTTCGACGAACGCTCGGCTAAATACGGGTATTTGGTAATGGTTGCAGCAACGGCACTTAATCACGTACTCATGCTGGTCACTTCTTCGGTATCCTCTGTCTACGCCTACCCCTTCATAAGTTGGGGTACTGAAACGCTGGTTAACACGGTGATCGGAACCTTGTAGACGAGAGTTAAAGAGTGACAACATTGACGGGTCTGTTAAGTCAATCTCATCGTTAAATACAAAGTCCGCGTTGATACTCGTGGCGTCGGCCTCTGCAGAACCGGTAACGTAAAGGAAACTGGTACCAATCCGCATAAGGTCCATAGACTGTTTGGTCTTGTCCCCATTCTCTTGCCTGAAAGCTTTATCAAAATTAATCAACGGCTGGATACGCGCTTTTGAAATACGCTTAAACATCCGCTCATTCGGCATGGTGTAAATCAAAGAGGTGTTGGGCGTCCGGCTTAATATCGCCAGCGCTTTACGAATCTGTATTTCGGTAAGACCAACCTGAGAGGGCTTTATACAATCGAGGCTGGGGTGCATATCATCCGCAATCTGCTTTTGGAAGGGGTAGCGCTCGAAGCTAAAGGGCCGCTTGTTGAGTGAAGTGTTGGCACACATCCAATCCCCATGCGTCATATCTTTCGAATCTTTGTTGTACCGGCCTTCTGCAGTCGAGTACAAATCCATTAAAAACTGATTAGCCACAGCTACCTCAATTATCGTCAATTAGTCTATTTTTCGACTAGATTACGCGTTACTGACTATACAGGCAATCTTGCGGTATGATATTTAACCTATAACAAAGCGGAGATTGACGATGAAAACACCCAAGTTCTATCCTGAGTTCACCCCTAACCTTTTCACAACGCTGAATACGTGGAAAAAACTAATTCAAGACGACCCAACCTACCTCGACGATGAAGACTGCCCTTACGAGCCCAACGAGATAGAATTCCTTACTGCGCTTTTTAGCATTCAAACCGACGCTGGCATAACCGTTGCAGACTCAGAAATAGAGGATTCAGATGCGGTTCCTGATTTCGAGACGGAAGCACTTCAGCTTTACCGTGATATGAAAACATTTAAAACGGCACTGAACAAAAGTGACACAAGCGAAATGACCAGTACGTTTCGTACCATGGTGTCACTGATGGAAAAAATACTCGATGTTCAAGAACGAGCCTCAGGTATAAAACAATTTGGTGTATTCAAAACGTTTATCCTCGATAGCATGGAGCGCTATCTAACACCGCAGCAAAAAACTGAGTTTATCGAAGAAATGAAACTCGTACTTAATCAGGAGTAACCGCATGTATAGTTTATTATCGAAAGCCTTATTTGCTGTAGGTACCCCAACCATTCCGCTGTTTAAAACTTCAAAGCTCCCTGCTATCCCCAGTGATAAAATACTTCATGCGACCCAGGAGTTACACCAAAAGAATTGGCAAGCGACACATGCGGATAAGCTTTGCGGCGTGGCCTTAGGTCAGGCGCTCAAAGACGAGAGTGAATATTGTCTTGTCGCGTTAAGGCTCGATCATAAACAATCCGATTTAAAGCTTTCGCTCTCTCATAAGCTTCCTTCAAGCTTTTGGCTGGTCTCTGAATCAAATAGCCATTACATGATTTTTAAAGCGCCGGCACCTTCGCCTTGTAGTGAGTCACTAAAATCGTTCACGGTTCTTGGCTCGGGCCTCGAGGGAAGTTTACTTTCGTTCTTAGCGGAAGATACGTTCGTAGTACTAAGTTCACCGACTCAGGTACCTACCAAAGACGTCGTAGATAACTTACCGGTATTTGAACCACACCATATCATGGATGTGTTGCAGGAGATTATGCCGGATGTGGAGTTTCAAAAAGAGCCATACCAGCACGAAGCAAGGACAAAATTACACACTCTAGGCCAATTGGACGTAACTATGCGCTCTTACCTGACGCATTTTTGCTACGATTTTTTACTGAATTGCGACCAAAACACGTACCTTTTGCCCGTTTTGCAAGAAATTGACGCGCTTTATGATAGTTTTTCGCAAAATTTTGCCAAAATACCCCCAAATCATCAAAAAGACGCCTATTTCCAGACCTTCTACTCACTTATCCACCAAGTGCGTATGTACTACAACCTTCGCCTTCCGCCCCACTGGGACGTCAATATTGGCTCTAATCTAAGGGACAGATACGCGATTCCCTTCACTTCGAAGGACGCGCAATACACCTATCAAGGCCTTCAGAAGTACGTTTACGATAAAATGTCCGACGCCATAGGCAACGAAACCCAAATGTTGAGTGCATGTCAGTCGGCCATGGAAGAAATAGCACGCTCATTCACGGTAACCAAACTCGAAGTAGACCAGCTCAAGCGATATATCTCGCGTCAGTCTGGGATGAAGCTAAACATGACGAAGATGGATAGTCAGATAGCAAACCTAAGGAAGCAAGCGCGGGGCGTGATAGACCTTCCGGCCATCGTTACTATTGTTACTCAATTTCTCTCAAGTCAAACCGAGCATCGCTATGATGCGGCCATCGACGCACAGAGATTATGCCGTTGGTTAGGCACGCATTGGGAACCGGTAGAAGACCATGAGATAAGCCATATCATCAACACCTACTTTCCGTCGAACTTCACAGACAAGGGTACGCGTAACACCAATACGATTATTACGGCTATCAAAAACAAACTAGCCCTACCCCTTCGACGCGTCAATTCTGTGGGGGTGAACTTCAACAACGGGTTCGTGAATTCCCAACTTCAGCTATTACCCCATGACCCAGATATGGGGTTAACCTATACGTTGCCATTCACATTCAACCCAGACCAAGTTTACCCGCCCGAAAAGCTATATAAATTTATCACCCAGATTTGGGAGAACGACGACGAGAGCGATAACATAATGGCTTTGCAAGAAGCGATGGCCGCGACGTTCTTCAACACGGGTACACTTTTTCAACGGGCCATCCTACTTCACGGCACGCCAAAATCAGGAAAGAGTCAGATACTCAATATTATTCGAGGTCTGGTACCACCCCAAAAGCGCGTTTCACTCCCGCCTAACAAGTGGGGAGATAACGACGCGCTGGCCGCGCTATCGAATAAACTACTAAACCTGTGTGGCGAACTCTCTGAAAACGAACCTATCAACAGCCAGCGCTTCAAAGATATTGTTGATGGCCAAGAAGTCACGCTTAAGCGAAACATCAACCAACATAACACCCTGCAGCCGATGGCTACACATTGGTTCGCCTCAAACCATCTGCCAAAAACTAAAGATTTCTCGGAAGGATTTACTCGACGCTGGTTGATACTCAATACGGAAAGACCTATTCCCCCTGAAAATCGAGAGCTGGATATTGGTAACAAAATTGTTGCCGAAGAAAAGGACAAGATTATCTCGTGGGCCTTACGCGCTTATCCGAGACTGGTCAACAATCGCGACTACACCTTACCCGACTCACATCATGAGCTCGTGCGCCAGCTCGGACAGATGAATAATAACGTTCGATACTTCTTCGAAGCCTCTGGGTATATTGAATTGTCTGATGATTCTATGATAGCGGTGCTTAAATCCCTACCAAAAGACGAGTTGATTGATGAGCTTAAGTCACTACCTTCTATAGCCGGTAGGGATTTATATACACTCTACGCCGCATCTGTTCGCGAATTTAAAAACGGGGCTGTCGTGGATGAAGGTGAATTCTATCGTCGAACCAAAGAGCTAAGTACGCTTTATCAGTTTCTCCAAGTCGTGGGACGCGATTCGAAAAACCGATTAGTTATTCAGTATTATGGACTGAACATTCAATTAAACGCTCATTAATCAATCAGGCATAACCTTAGGCGAAAAAATTTTTAAAAATTTTTTCGCCTTTTTTACGTTTCTTTGCACACACTGACAATGTGTGTAAGTGCTTTCAAGTGACGAACTTTTCCAGCTACAAAAACACAATTTTATTGTGTCTTTTATTTCAGAAATACGACAACAAAAGCCCTCGTGATTTAACACTTATATAACAGAATATAAGGTGTGCCACCGGTTTACTTACTTGACCAATTGAGGAGATTTTTATACTTTAGTTGGCGTTGACAGCAAACAGCTTACATGCCTCAACGCGGGAGCCCAGCGCTCCTTACAATTTGGAAATTGACGATAAAGCCTGTTCTAATCTTTGTGCCCGTCCGCATACCTAGTTTCAAGCTTATCCTACGAACAACGACCTCTGATTACGTTGAACGTCTCAAACCCCGAGTGGCCATAATCCCTCGGGGTTTTCTTTTTGGCCTAGGTTCTCAGGTCGCAGTTCTCGGGTAAAGTTTCTAGTTTCTTGGGTGAAGGTTCTCGGGTCGCGGTTCTAGGTTTGAGGGTCGAGGGTAGTATCTATAACCTTCCAAAATTCCAAAAATTTTTCAGGTGGAGTGAGAGGGCCACCCCACTATATCACCCCGTTTTCTTGCATAAAATCCACCCCCCCTTTTATAGTGAATGCAACTCGGGACACGTACCACTAAACACGGCTCGAGGGGGGAACATTCCCCCACCAACAAATTAACTTTTAAGGATTGACGATATGACTACTGCTACCACTTTCAATGCTTCTGTTTTTGCTTCTGCTCTTGTTACTGCTGATAAGAATGATCTACGTGTGCCAGCCGTTAAAATGGCTATTGCGTGCTATGCCGTAGCACACAACATGGAACAAGGTGCAAACATCGCGCTTTGTTGTGACTTATACGGCGTGCCAGCTAACCAACGTACAAAAGCCAACCGCGACAGCTCACGCCTATACAATCAGGCTAAAGGTTACTGGAAAACTTACGTGAAATTCGTAAATGATAACCGTCAATATCTAACCAAGTTTTTCGACTCAATCAAAACCATTGAGTTAAACGGCACATTCGCGCAAATTGGTGACAAGGTATTAAACGCGGATATTTACGGCGAAAACGGTGCTCCTCAAGGGCGCGTTGAATGGCTTAACTTTTTAGGTGAATACTTGCCTAAAGAAGCGAAAGAAGAAAAGCCAAGCAAAGACGCAAAAAGCGCACCTGTAAAAGGCAAGGATAAAGAAGGCGGCGCGGCAAAGCGTGCGGCTGATGATAATGTATCTAGCGCGGTAATGGCTCTTGTTTCTAAGCTTGAGGATCACACACAAGCGCTAATCAATAACCAACTTGAAGCGCTAGACGCGGCCGGTTTACCTAAGGCACACCGCGCCAAGGTTAGCAAAGCAATGCTTGCCCTATCGCTTGAGATTCAAAAGGATCTTGAAAAGCAACTTAACAAGTAAGCCCAGCGGGACGGGGGGAACATTCCCCCCCTCAATTCGAGAAACGAAAAACCGATTAGCACTGCTAGTGCTAATCGGTTTTTTATTTTTCACGAGGCTATTAAGCGCGTGCCTATCTATGCAGGTGGTGTGTGCCAGTGCCTAGGCTCTCGTGTCTAGGGGCTTGGCTGGTGGATTGTGATAGCAATTCGCGTGAAGGGAATTTGGGCAACTACAGGGCCGTGACTGTCGCGGCGATTTTAGGGGGGAACATTCCCCCCAGATATGAGGGAACAATATTATGAAAATACCAATGCGAATTTTGAGACAGAATAATGGTTTGAATATGGGGACCACAGAATACATAAACGACAAGAAAGTTTGGTTCAATAAACTTGAGCTGGTGGGTACAACCGCGCAGCTCAAGCGCTGGTGGAGAATGCGCCAACGCCGACCTAACCCACTCAAAGACTTAGATGAGGTTATTATGTACAACGTTGAGCATGAGGGTGTGCTTGAGTGTGCTGAGGTCCAAGACATACTTGCTCGATTCGAGCGCTAATTTAAGGGGGAACATTCTCCCCCAGATACAAGGAAATTGATGATGATTACACGTACAGATATTGCTTTATTTATCGCGTTTATGGTGCATTTTATGATGCTGGTGGCTGGGTTCACGGTACTCATTACGAGTGCCGATGGCCTGGGCTTAATTGAGGTATCGAGTTACGCCAGTGTGCCGTTGTTTTTGATCTCCGTAGCGACCCTCAAAGCAGAGACTCTAGACAGAAGAAGTAATTTTCGGCTGGTGGAAGTGCGCTTTCATTCTAAAAAATAGAATCTAGAATCGAGGCTGGTGGTTTTTGGTTCGAGAAAAAGAATCAAAAAATTCGAATCGAGGGTTGACAGCGCGGAAATAGGAGCAGCGCCGATTCCAACCC